CCTCCTTCATTTGCAGGAACACACAATATTTTTATTTGTTTAAGCATGGTTATATTATAAATAAGGGGGTTCCCGAAGGAACCCCCTTATTATAGTTTAGAAAAGCCAGATACTGCTCTAGTTTTTAGGCTTCTTCTTCAGAATCAAAAACTTCTTCTGTTTCAGGTGACGAGTGTGTCATTCCTAGAGCAGCCGTAACACCAGCGAAAGCTCCCCCAACATCTACGTTCTTATCCGTGGGAACGAGTGCTTTGAATGCTTTAACATAGTGCTTGCGCTTGCGCTTAAAGCCAAGAGCAAGGAGAGCTTCCCATCCTGCAAGGGCAGGAATGAAAGTCTTACCAATATGCATAGCTGCATCAAAGGCAGTACCAATGGCAGTATCACTCATTTCACTCATAAGAGGAATATGCTGGGCATCTTCACTTACAAGAGCTTCTTTAGGAACGACTACCACATCCACGCCTTCAGGAACTAATTCCCGAACAGACTCTGGGAGTTGATCCACGGGTACAGGCGCGAACTCTGCGCCCTCAACTACATTATCTGCGGTAGTAACAACAAGATTCTCACCACCAAAGAATTCTCCTACTGCTTTGCAACTTCCAAGAAGAAGCACAGAAGCAATTGTAAAACCTAAAATATATTTAACCATAATTTTTTTAACCTAAGATTGCATTTTTGAAAGGTAGTCTTCGGTTTCTTGGTTATCTTCATATTTCCTTTCACGAACCGATGTAGGAAGAATATTTTCCGCTACCTTTTTAATGTCTTCATAATTTTCTTTTCTAACAAGGCTAGAAATATCATGAAGAGATTCCATGTAAGCTGCTACTTCTGAATTACTTCCTGTAGGGGAAGATTTGGGACGAGGGGCAGACTGATCGTATCGCGGCCATTGTCCTTCCATCTGCTTAATGATTTTAAAATCATGACCTTCCTGTAGATCAGTAATATCCCCAAAGTCTTCATCCAACATAGCAGCAATCATTTTCTTGAATAGGATGATTCCTACCGACAAGATTTTCACATCACCAGACTCTCTATCCACCACATTCATGTAATAGCGAGCCCTAGGCTTAATTTGCCTAGCTGTAGTCTCATCATCCTTACTACCAGTCTTCCACAGACCATAATAAGCATCACAAAGAGGACAAGAATCTCCATGAACTTTCAAACAATGATAATTGTGAACAGCCCCATCTTCTTCGTAAACCCGATGAATCTTTGTTTCAGCATAAAACATAGAATCATCTTCTTTGCCAGGAAGAACCCTGACAACGTTAGTTCCTTCATTGAGTTGAAGGAAGTTCTTAATAAACCCATCACCCTCAGGAGAGGTTTGCTTGGTAAGTTCTGCGTGTTTTGCTCTAAGAGCGTCTAGATCAATAGCCATAGTAAAATCCTTATTAGTTATATAGTTTAGTTTCAGCCCTACGATTAGAGCTTAGTTGAATCAGCATATCTTTTTTATCAGAGATGGCAATGGTAAGTTCTTTTAACAAATCATAAATCTCCTGTCTCCTAATCACTTCCTCATACAGAGGATCATAATCAGGATGTGATAAACAAATATTTTCTAAATCTTTAGCTGTTTTTTTGGGGCCAGTTTCATTTTTTGAATTCCTAGATAAAGTAGAAGTGAATTTCTCTAAATCTCTAGCTGCACGTTTAAGATTAGTTTTAGCTCTAACCATCAACCCACCAAAGGAAGACCTAATTAAAGCTTGTTTCTGCATTTCGTCATCAAGATTATGTTCATTAACTTTAGTTAACATATCTGCTGCTTGATTAAAAGTGTCCCAATCAAGATCCTCGCAGACGGTCAAAAGTTCTTTTATATTTAGCATGGTTTATTATAGCTGGGTCAATAAAATTTTAAAAAGTTTTCTATTCAAATTATTAATTAACAACAAACCCTTCGTTATCCTGCTAACAAGCTCCTCGTTTGTTGCCGTTAGTGAAGAAGAACCATCTTCAGGATCAAAACCCACAAGATGTAGTACTATATGCATAATCTCATGTAACAATGTCTCTACTGCAACATCATGGATTGCTGTTAGTTCTAAAGAAATCTCACATTTATCAAAATCAGTTTTGCCCCAACATCTCTGCCCGTCTTCTTTCAAACTCTTTACTAATTGTAAACTAAATTTTCTGTATCCAGCATTTACACAAGTAATTTTATTCTCAGCTAAAGTAATATATAAAGAACAAAGATCATTCGTCATCCTCATCAAACTCCTTCATCCTAAGAGTATTATAATCAATATGCATGGGAACAATAAACCTGGGTTTTCCGTTCCTAGACTTCATTACATACACTCTCATCTTTTGATTATCAAATTCTTCTTCAGTTTGATTCAACGAAATAGCAAAATCACAAGTTCTAATTTTACCATAGGAATCCCCCAACTCAGAATCTGTAATAATCTTTACGTTTCTACCTAGTCTGTTAGTCTGAGTAGCAGTCCATACCAAGATATTCATCTCCATAGAGAGTCCTCTTAAATCTTCAGACACTCGTTGTTGAGCTTGATATTCCTGTTGAATATCCCTAGTTGGACGTAACAACTCAAGGTAATCCACGATGATTAGATCAGGAACAAAATCCTCAAAGTTTCTTAATTGAACTAGCAAAGCTCTAAGAGTATTAACAGTAGCTAATCCTGTAGGAAACTCTTTAATTACTAATGAACCTTTCTCAAAATTATTTCTAAATAGATCTAGCCTATTTTTTACTTCCACTTGGACATCAGGATTCTTTAATCTTTGCTGAGTAATAAGGGTCATTACCGAATCAAATCTCTGAGCAATTTTATCCTCACTCATCTCCAAAGAAACGTATAAAACTTTCCTATCTTCCATCAAAGCTTTTACACCTTGATTAACTAAATACAAAGACTTACCAACCCCTGGAGGAGCGACAACCATAGCAAGCTCTTTTCTGTTTAAACCTCCATCTAAAGATCTATCTAAAGTGTTTAGTACTGTAGAATATTTATCTTTGTAATCTTCATTGAAGGTCCTATCCCACCGATCTCTTAATCCAGAAAAGTAATTCTGTCCTACGTCTACAGTTCTAGCTACCGTAAGAGCTTTTCTTACTACTGCTTCAGTCTCCTCTATTTTATCCTGCTTAGTAAGAATAATACATTCTTGAATAGCCTTTTTCATTGCTTCCTTTTTAGCAAAGGATTCAATCAAATCCATGTAGTAATCAGGATTTTCAATAGCAGAAGTGTCTAAGCTATTAACGTAGGATAATTCATCCTCATAATCAGCAATATCTTCTCTTTGAGAAATATTACCTCGTAATGATTCTAGAATAAAATCATCATTAGGAAGGCTGTGATACTTCTCATAATAACTCTTAACTACAGAAAAAATATTTGAATGAGAAGGAAACTCAAAATATTCAGACTCAACTAAATTTACTATCTGTAGGTAGAAATCTTTTTTAGATTTAAGGAGAAATAAAATACCTCTTTGGATATTTTCACTAAATTCGTATGTCATTTATTTAACCAGTAATAAAGTGGTAAGGGCTGTAATATAATAGTAACTAATGTTTATTTTTTATGTTTATCTCTTAATTTATATCCTAAATCTTTTCCTAGTTTTTGTTTATTCATATGTTCTTTACCTGTTTTTACTGTAGCTAAACCATTTTCAACGAAATAATCAGGATTAATATCCATCCTAGAATAGTGCTGCCATCCAGTCCCCATTCTTTTTTCTGAAGCCTTATTAGCTCCTTCATAAAACTCATTTATATCCTGCTTATTTAATCTAGATTTCCTTATTTGATTTCTAACAGTCCAAAAATCTGTACCTTTAAAATGAACAGCAGGCATACTTCCAAAAAACCTTTCAGATAATTTTTTGCACTCAGGGCACCTAGTTCTCCCAGGGGCTTTACCTACTCTACACTCTCTTTGCCAAATTAATTCGCACTCATGACATACATATTCAAAAATCATTTTAATCTTCCCAATCCATATCGGTATCTTTAGGAAGAGGCTCTAGCTCTTTTGTCATATAAAACCATTCCCAGTAAGCTTTAGCTTCTTCATTATTCATCTCAGATGGATGAATACCTTTAGGAAATTTACGATCCACATTCCCCTCCAGCGATAGAACACATTTCTGCTGATTGAATTTTTTCTTCTTGTTCTCCATTATTCATATATTTTTTAATATTTTCTGATGTAAGAGGAATAGGAGTTAAAGGCTCATCTTCTTTAGATGAGGATCTATAAACCGTTAAACCTTTAATGTAAGGAGCATAATCTAACGCTGCCTGAGAAAACTCTTCTGGTTGCGACAGACTTGGAAGATTAATTGTTTTTGAAATACACGAATCAATATAT